CTCAAATCCAAAACGTTTAACTTGAGTCTCCCATATTGGATAAAAATCCCTTTCACAAATGAATAGGATATCATCACCATTAATCATTAATGGTAATGTATGGAAACTCGGTACCTTTTTATAGTAGATCTGGAAAGCAGATAAAAAAGCCATTAAATTAGCTAAACATAGGATTGGAAACGATAATGTGGAACCCATCAATTGACCATTAGATTGGATACCAGATTGGATTTTGTCAGATTGACTTGTCCACCCTTGGTAATCAATATATTGTTCAAATAAAACTGAGGTTAATTCAGAGGCAATCTTGAGTAAATTCTCACTATTATTTATAGAATCTACATCACTCATAATTGACGTATGTATAAGTGTCTTCATTATAAATTTAGACACATTCATATTTAAATTATCTGTTGCAGCTGAATAATCCCCAGAAACCCATATTAGATCCGCATTAGGATCAAAAAGAACACGAGCTCGATCTTGAAGATTGATTATATCGTTCGTTTCCATTGGTCTATTTGTAAGTCTAAAGATTCCAGAGAATTTTTTGGAATCAATAAAAGATAATAAGTCCTTTTGTAAGAACTTACTCATATAATATGGTATATCCTCACCCGCAGTGATTATTCTGACCTTAAGAGGTTCCAAAACAGGAACTGGTCTAACATTTAAAAGGTTAAGCCTATTACCCTGTAATATTGTGCAGGTTCTTTGTGAACCGGTCTCGTAATTTATAAAAGTGTGTGTATCATCCTTTGAAATCACGGCTTGTTTATCATAGAGCCTTGACCTTAAACAATCATACAACAAATCAAAATCCAAAACCACACCAGAATTAGTCACTATATTTTCAGCAGATTTATTTACCATATCTACAAGTTCATCAGAAAACTTCAAATTCCTTGCATCAAATTCACCCTTAAGAAATTCTATAGGTGGAACTTCTAAGGATTTCCCCTCTTCTGAAGACCAATAATTGGTTAACTCATTGAAAATATCCATTTTATTCAAGTCCTTGAGTTGCATACGAATTGATTGTCTAGCACCGCCAACTTGGCGACTAGTATCATAAGATGCAGAATTAGAACCCTCATAAAATCTAAATTTTCCATTTGTACCAATCGGTCTAAATTTGAAACCCTTTGAAATTTTCTTAATTATACAACCAAATTCAGATCCATCTTTTAAATAATTAGAGTCTGAAAAGAGATTACCTGGTTTTTTACCAACAACAGCTTTACTATGCTTTTCCATTGCTTCAATAACAAAGGAATTTGGCACAGTGGCACATCCTCTCTTGATTCCCTGTAGAAAAGAATACCACAATGAGGCATTTTTTCTATTTTGAGTCAAAAAGGACCTCTTCAAAAAACTTTTTACAGAACCTGTGTATAATAAAGGAAAACTTGTATAGTTAAAATATCCATCTGGAATCTCTGGTCAATATGTAAATGATTTAACGCCAGATCTTTTATCGCAATCTATAATATATTTTGCTAAAGGATATGCCGTTAAATATTTTGTATATTTAACAAATAAGGAAGGTGGCCATTTTAACATCTTTGGAAATGGACTATACAAATGTTTATAATTAAATGGTGTCTTATTAGAACTAGAGTTATCTTTATCTAAAATTTCACTATTTAAATCTTTTGAATACCTACTATTAGAAATATCGAGAAGTACCTCTGTTAAGGCACGTAACAAGTACAAACACTGTTTATAATGATTTGAAACAATGTATATACAATGGTTTAATGACTTTATAGCACCAATTTCTAATAGCATACTCATTAAAGCCTGACCGGAAAACTCGACATCAGACTCAAATAAGCGTTTTCCTCCACAATAGTCGTTTATA